TATAGATAAAGTTATAGTATCAGTTAAAGGCAACAACTTCAACACGGCGAATGACGGTAATGTAACCTTAAGTATCTACAAGAACCAACAAAATTATGGATCTACCATAGTCAATCAGACAGTTGGGGCAGATACCTTTACGGAGAAAGTATCAAACTTCTCTGATGGCACTACAGATTGTAATCAAAAAATCTTTTCTAATTTAAACCAGTCTGTTGCCGAAGGAGATGTGATTCATATCAAAGTCGGCAAGTCTGCCGGTAGTGACAAAGAAGCCATAGTCACAATGGTTTTTGATAGTGGCGGTGGATCAAGTTCACCAGAAATAGTCGTAACAGGATCTTCTAATCTTAGTTTAGATTCAACCTACAATGGAGGAACAGTCATAATAACTCCTTTGTCAGCAGATGTGACACATACCCTACCAGACCCAGTACCAGATTTTAAAGTTAAATTCCTCGCAGGTTCTAATTTAGTTGGAGGGGATGTGATTTTCAAAACAAAACAAAGTTCCCAAAAAATATTTGGCTTAATACATAGAATTTCTTTTGAAGGAGATTCGGATACCGGATATGATTTGACTCCACAATCATATAATGGAGCAGGTCAGGCTCAATTTGCTGGTGGTGGATCTGAACAACATAGGAACACAATAACTGTGGAGAACGCATTGCAAGGAACTGACATAGACTTTTATTCTGACGGTGTCTATTGGTACGTTAGGGGTTCTGTTGTTGCCGCTCAGGCAACATCAGCGGCTGCATCAGTAATTACCTTCAGTTCTGGTTCTTACTAAAGCCATTTGTTCCTTTTCTTGACGACAACACTATTTATAAAGAATAATATTATTACTAGGAGTCAAATTGATGTCGAGCATGTTAGAGCAAGCAATTGTGGACGCTGCAGCGTTGAGAGAAGCAGCATTGAAAAATGCAGAACAATCATTGATTGAAAAATACGCACCCCAAATTAAAGAAGCCGTAGAGGCAATGCTTGAAAGTGATTCTCCAAACACTAAAATGTATCAAGGTAGAAGCGTTACGGTTATTTATGAAGCCGACGAAGACGGAAACGTTACAGTTTCTGAAAATGGTAGTAAACCTTTTATAGTTAATGAATCTGAATTGTCAGAGGCAACAGAAGAAGATCTATTACAAGAAGAAGAAGCGGCTGCTGCATCAGATACAACCACCACTCCCCCTACCGAAATTCAAGCGCCTCCAGCGTGGGATTCACGTTATCCAAAAGATCAGCCGGTGACCCTTACCGCATTGATTGATAACATGCCAGAAGATGGTGAAATTGAGATAAATCTAGACGATCTTGAATTGGCTATGTCAGGTGAAGAGGCTCAACAAGCAGCACAGCCACCCGAGACTGCTCCTACAGAGCCTCAGCAGACCGCCGGGGATACTGACCTAGGGATTGATCCTAATGCTTCTATAGATGACCTTATGGGCGACCTAGAGGGTGGTGATATTAAGTTACAAGAATTACTAAACCTTCTAGAGGAATACGATCAAGAAGTTCTAGAAGAAGAAGTAGAGGTTGATATGGGAGAAATGAAATTAGGATCATTTGTTACCAACAAAGGTGACCGCGAATATGAGACAGATAAACAGAAGGCTCATGACGCTCACCAAGATGAAGAAGAAGAAGAATCCGAGGAAGAAGAAAAAGAAGACGAAAGACTTCAAGAAGCCTTGGGTGAGATCAACCAACTTCAACAAACATTTTTAATACTCAAGGAACAAAATGAAAAACTTGAGTCTGTTGTTCACAAGTTGAATGACAAATTGGAGGAAACTTTGTTGTCAAATGCAAAGTTACTCTACCAAAACCGCACTTTAAATGATGCCTCCTTGAATGAGCGACAAAAATCAAAAATTGTCGAAGCCATCGCTAACGCGGAGTCTCCAAAAGAAGCAAAGAGTTTACATGAGACGCTAAGGGCAACAGTGGGTTCCAAACAAGATAGTGGACCACAATCACTGAATGAAACCGTAAATCGCAGATCTAATTTATCATCTATGCTTAATACGAGACAAAACATAAACGAAAGCAAGACTGCTGATCAATCCTTTAAGGATAAGATGCAGAAACTTGCAGGCATTAAATAATAAATCTTAAGGAGGTTAAAAAAATGTCTATTGTACAAAAATTAACCGAAGGTATTGTCAACCGTGATATGGCTAAAGAAGGCGCTGCTCTTCTTGACAAATGGTCATCAACCGGTTTGCTAGAAGGCCTTCAAACTGACCAAGCCAAGTCAAATATGGCTCGTCTCTTGGAAAACCAAGCAAAAGAACTTCTTCGTGAGGCTTCCTCAATGGGTGCCGGTGACGTTGAAGGTTTCGCTGCTGTTGCTTTCCCTATCGTTCGTCGTGTATTCGCCGGACTTATTGCTAACGATCTTGTTAGTGTTCAACCCATGTCACTCCCCAGTGGACTGATCTTCTTCCTTGACTTTGTGTATTCACCTAATCTTGGAGAAGGTTCTGATGTAACTTCGCGTCTTGGTAACTCTGCTAACGCTTCTATTTACGGTACTAACCGTGTTGGTATGGAAGTAACTGGTGGTGTTAGTTTGGTTGATAGTACTAGCGGTGCTGATCTTTCTGGTCCGGGTCGTGGAGGATCTACTGGTTATGCTTATGGTTCTCCAACCGGTTCTCTTGCTTCTGCTGTTGAATTTGACGCCAATGCACAATCAGCAGGTGCTTTTATTATCACTCTAGATGGTAACCTAACAGAAACAGAAAAGAAACTACTTCAATTTGATCCAGATCTTCTTGCAAAGGACGATTCTTCAATGGCTATTGTTGGGTTGGACATCGCAGAATCAAAATTCACAAATCCGGATTTTAACAATCTTTCGGCATTTGAGTTTCCAGATATCACAACTGCCGGTAACGGTACTCTTCATGAGATGTTGCATTCTGCAGATGGTGAAATTACTTCTCTCGCTCAGGCTGACCTTAGTCTCATTCGAAGATTAACCAAAAGAGTAAGCACTACTACTGCTGTTCCTCATGGTGCCCAAACTTCTGTTGATGCTGTTCGCTTTTACATCGGTATTAACATCGGATCCGGAAACTCTGCTGTTCTAGATCGCACAACTGTATTCCAAGGTGATGGAGATACCGCTAACGACGATCTTGCCGTTGCTAACTTGAAGTACCCACAGCAAGATGCTATTGGTGGCATTGCTGCTATCCCGGGTGCTCTTCGTGCCTCTGCACTTCCTCTGGAAGGAAACGAAAGCATTCCAGAGATTGACATCAAGGTAGATAGTATTGCTATCACAGCACAAACCAAGAAGTTGAAAGCCAAGTGGACTCCAGAATTGGGTCAAGACTTGAATGCTTATCACAACTTGGATGCTGAAGTAGAACTGACTTCTATCTTGTCAGAGCAAATCGCTCTTGAAATTGATCGTGAGATCCTTGCTGACCTTGTAAACGGCGCTACTGCTGCTACCTACTACTGGAGTCGCTCTCCGGGTCTTTTCGTTAACCGCGAAACTGGTGCTGAACTTGGTGCAACTGCTGCTGCTCCTGACTTTACCGGAACTGTTTCTGAATGGTACGAGACTCTTATTGAAACTATCAATGATGTCTCTGCTCAAATCCACAGAAAGACTCTTCGTGGTGGTGCTAACTATGTTGTTTGCTCACCAGAAGTTGCTAACATTCTAGAATTCACTGCTGGATTCCGTGCTAATGTTACTGCTGATGCTGACCGTGGCGACATTGGTGCTGTCAACGTTGGTTCGTTGAGCCGTAAGTTTGACGTAATCGTTGATCCTTACTTCCCACGTAACGTGATCCTTGTTGGACGTAAAGGAAACTCTTTCCTTGAGTCTGGGTACGTATATGCTCCATACGTTCCGCTACAAACTACTCCAACTATCTTTGGACCAGAAGACTTTGTTCCTCGTAAAGGCGTAATGACTCGCTATGCGAAGAAGATGGTCCGTCCTGATATGTATGGATTGGTAATCTGTCGCGGTCTTCTCGGTGAGTCCGGTGCTTCCTAATCTATAACTGATTAGAACACCAAAAAAGATGCCCTCGTTCTTCGGAACGGGGGTTTTCTTATTCTACGAACTATTTACATATGAATTGGGTGATACCCACATATTTATAATATTATTAAGGAGATTTATATTATGGCTAAATCAGGAAGATATTCTGCAGATAGAAAAAAGATACAGGCCTTGACAACAGCAGCCACATCAATTCAGGCCGCCGCATGTGGAACTGTTTTTATGTTGGACGGTACTGATTACAGTGCTGATGTAACTCACTCGTTGCCGCATCCATCTGAAGCCGGAGAAGGCTGGTGGTGTAAATTTGTTGTCAAAACCGCTGTTTTGGATTCAGGCGGTGATGATTGTATTATTAAAGTACGCAATGCTGGACTTGCAACATTTGCCGATGATCTGTTGGTTGTTTTGGTTTCTGAGGCAGAAGCCGCCGCAGGGCAAAATTTACAGGACGCAGACGGGGACTTTCTCACAATTAAGGGTGAAGCAAAAGGCGGAACTAATTATGAATTTATTTGTGATGGAAACAAATATTATGTATCAGGATTGTCTTTCGATGTCAGCGCTGACGCTGCTGTAGATACCTAAGATTAATATAAGGAGTCCCCTATGGGAAAACGCAATAAGCGAGCAAGAACAATACTTAGAAAGGCTAGCATTTTGGGAGAGGAAATCTCTCCCGAAGTCGCTCGTCGTTATGGAATAGATTCTTTGCTTCCGCAAAAAACAAACTCACAAAAAATTGAAGAATTAAAAACTAAAAATCCTGAGCCGATTACAGAAGAGCCAGTGGTTCTTGAAGAGCCAAAGTTTATGACAGAAGCCGATCCGGTGAAAGTTGAGAAAAAAGAGGCTCCAAAGGCTGAGGTAAAGAAAACAACAAGAAAACGAGCGACTCGTAAAACAACAACGAGAACGCGAAAAACTAAATCAAAATCAATCTCCTCCGAAAAATAAATGTGTGTGTAGTGCTTTGCCTCCGATGGTATATCCATCGGAGGTTTTCCTTTTGTGTTAACTAGTTAGGTATAGCGGAGGATTCCTGAATGTCATTTCCATCTTTGACGCCAACATCGACAACGTCGGCGATTATCTTACCATCAACCGGATCACACTCAGAGGTTGCTAGTTCATTAGCAATTGGGTACTATACTGGTAGTGCAGCGTTTGTTACGGGCGCAGCCTCACAAGTTGCATATACATTCAAAAGATTGGGTGGAGATGTTCTTGATATTGAACTTAAAGCCACAAACGTCTATAATCACTACGAGGAAGCCGTCTTAGAGTATTCTTATATAGTGAACCTACATCAGGCTAGAAACTCACTAGGACAGGCTTTAGGAAGCCCTACAGGCTCATTTAACAATAAGGGTGAATTAACATCTGGT